TGCGTTTCCGGGGTTTTGGATAGTTTCTGCTGCTTTTGGCAGGAGTTCCGAAACTTTCGGGTAGGAGTTCCGAAACTTTGCCTATTTGGAAGGTTTCGCGGTGGCGCCAATCCGCCTGTAAACCCGCTTTGTGATCTCCTGTTTGCTGTGTCCCAGCAGCAGGCTGGCATCCCCGATATCGATGATTTCCGACGCGGCCTTCGGCCGTATGTCGCGGAACTGAAACCCGCCAATCTTGGCCGCAAGCAGCGGGTCGCCTTGTTCGATGGCGTTCTGCTTTGCTTTTTCCCGCGCCTTGTCCCAGCGCAAGCGCAGCATCCCCTTCGTCATCCGCTTTCCATATCTGTTGATCAACAGGTACTTGGACGAATGACCGACGTTCCTTTCGCTGATCTCCCTGACCAATCTCCCCAAGCTGTTTTCCCCGGCTTCCGTACGCATCAGGATTCGAAGCTTCTGGCCGGTCTTGCCCTGCGTTACTAGGAAGTAGTCACCCTCGGCGTCGTCGCTGCGCATGATCAGCACGTCCGCAGGCCGCTGACCGGTCAAATAGCCCAAGTCCATGGCTTCCTTGAGTTCTTGTTCGGCAACGGCGTAGACGGCATCCCAGACAGCCGCGTTGGCGTAGTAATCGCGCGGTGCCTCTTTATTTTTCCTGATGCCCTGGCACGGGTTCTCCCGCTCAGTGAGCCCCCACTCCCTGGCCATGTTGAAAACGTGGGACAGGAGCGCGATCTCGCGGTTGGCACGAACTTTCGCTGAGCGGGCATCGCGGTACCCGGCAATGTTGAACGGCGTAATTGAATCGATGGGAGCCTCGTCAAAGGTAGGACGAAGCTGCTTCAGTTCGGCCATGTTGTCCTTCTGTGTTCGCTCCCCCTTTTTTGGGATGACGTCGCGCACATATCGGTCGAAGATACCCTTCATTGTTGTCAGGTCGGCCGGCTTTTCTTTGGCCTCCAGCTCGGCCCACTTCAGGCGGGCTTTGCTCAGGTCTGTTCCAAGCGGGATCTCTTTTCCCGCTGAGTCACGGTAGTAGTAGCCGATCCAGACCTTGCCATTTTTCCTTGGGCGCTTACGGCGCACCATTCCTGGCGGCAAGTCCCTGTTTTCCGTGTTCCGGGGGCGCATATCAGTTCACTCTGGAAAAATCTGGCGTCCAAGCCGGACGCGCTGGCGACGGGTTTGGATCTGCGATTGTGGCGTTCACCATGCCCAGCTTCATCCGCGCGAACATCCGGCCCACCAGCGGGCGGCCGCCACGGCTCTCGATGAACACCCAGTTTCGGTCTCTCAGCCATTTGCGCTGGTGAGCGCGCTGCTTGTAGCCGGTGATCTCGGCGAGTTCGTCGTCCGACAGGATCTCTGCCTGCATGCCTACCTCCCGCCGGCCGCAGTGGGCCGCGCTGTCTTGATGATGTGAACGGCCAGGCCGAAGCTGATCAGGAGCCAGCCGCAGGTGCCGGCGAATGTGTAGAGGATGTCGGCCGTTTCGCCGTCGGCAAGAAGGCCAGGGGCGATCCAGAAGAACCAGCAGCCGCTGACGACCAGGTACAGCAAAGCGCCCAGCATTATCAGGGTGAGTTTCGTAGCGAACATGGGGTGTCCTTGCCGCGCTGGGCGGCAGAAGGTGGGCCTGCCGCTAGGCGGCAGGATGTAGTGGGGGTTGTTACATCAAGGAGGCTAAATAGGCCTCTGCGATCTGCTTACGCAGATCCTGACGCTCGTGAAGGTTGATGAGTCGCCGCATAAGCAGGCGGTTAGTCCATCTGTCGTAGTCGCGGAAGAAGCGATTTCTGGACTTGCGGCTGCCCATAGGGGCAATGGCGATGACTGCTTCTGCAAAGTTTTTCATGAGGTACCCCGAGTTTGATGAGCCCCTATGTTCAGCGCGGCGAACTGACGGTTTCCCGACTATTTGCAGTTGGCATTCATGGCCTGGGCCCCTTGTAGATGAAGACATAGGTGAACCAGAGGGTAGCGATCATGGCGTCACCTCTCGGCGCGCCCACCAGCAGACCGGACCGTCGTCGGTGTCGTGAATGGCCAGGCAGAACCAGCCTTCGCCATCAGGTCGATCAGGTTCCCAATAGCTGCAGTCCGGGTCGCCAGCTCCGAAATAGCGATTAGAGACCGCTTCGTCGCTGTGGTATTCGAGGCTCACCATCTTTACCTGCAAACGCTGTGCGGCGACCCAGGCCTTGCACTTGTCACCGTCGCCCTCGTCGAAGTCGGGCATATCGGGGTGAGCAAACATGCCGTATTCATCGCGCACGACCGGGGCTGGCTGGATCAATATCATTTCTTCAGACATGACTTCGTCCTTGCCGCTATAGCGGCTGACTTTGAATGGGGAGGGGGGATAGAAGGCCGCTAATTGGGCGTTTTTTGCTAAAGTGCTTGGCTAAATTCGCCAAGGATGAAAGCTATGAAACGTTTTTTGGATTATTGGGCTCAGCAAGGTAAGTGGTGGTGCAGTAGAACTTTTGAGTGGTGGGCCGCGCACCTCACTGCTGTATATATAGGTGGCGCAATAATGGTTATGGCGACGCGTTTTGATGAATTAATAACGTTGGAGTTAAACGCGATTGGAGATTTTTCAGCAGGAGTGTTCGGACCTGTTGCATTTTTATGGCTTGTTTTAGGTTACATCCAACAGGGGCGAGAGCTTAAAATAAGCTCTACAGCATTGCAGATGCAGACTGCAGAATTGAAGGCGTCAGTGGAGCAGCAAACTGCACTCGCAATGGCTCAGCGAGAGAGTCTGCGCCAAAACGAATTTACGTTTGAGCCTATTCTTGAATTAAAATACCTTGGAGGTCAATTTATTGAGGGGGATTATTATGATGAGTTATTATTGGTTAATCATGGTTCCTATTGTGATAACGTAGTCGTTAAGCTGCATGAAGGGGCTCGAGAAAAGAGTTCTTATACACTGGACTTTGTATATAAAGATATTTCGCGAGGCTTTTTTTTGGATGGGGTAGACGGAATGTATCAGCGTTTCGAGATTGAAATAACATATAGGAAGTTGAGTAATGTTGAAGGTTGCCAGGTATTCAATATGGCCGTTTTCCAAAGTAATGAGGGTAATAGTATCCAAATAAAGAAGCGCCTTGCTTAAGCCAAAGTGCCAGTTTGTGCGTGTCGCCGAAGTAGGGGGTGAAGAGCCACCAGCGACTCATGTTCATCTCGGAGCCGTAGGCGGACAGGATGTTCAGGTATGGGGTGCGCTGGGCGCGGGCGATGACTCAGGCGGCAACAGCCGGGCGCGCAAGCAGCTTGGCGGCCAGGCGCCAGAGCGAGTTGATCACGGGTAGTCCTTGCCGGGCTATGCCCGGGCGGTGGAGTGGGGGAGTTCAGAGTTGTTGCAGAAGGTGCCGGCCGATAGCCTTATGTCGAGGACTGTCGGGATACTGGTCGCTAGTCTTTCCGCACCATTCCTGTAATCCAAGCAGATTGCGCCTCGAATTATACCCTCAGGTGGTTACTTTGGGGGTTGGCCTAGCTTTCCTGGTGGGTGATACTTTAGCTCCTGATTTTTGGTTTCTCCTCATCGAACGCTGTGGAGCTTTTTATAAAAATGGATAAAAAATTAGTGGTAGCCGAAGCGAAATCAGTACTTCTGCATCAAAAACTAAGTGAGCGAATGGGTGATTGGAAAAAATTATGATCGACCATAAAGTAACGATAGGCAGTTATACCGTAGTGTGCTCGGGTGTGCTAGTTATACCAACAGATATACCTGATGTTTTAGTGGAGTTTGGAGGGCTTAAGTTTTCCTTTGGGTTTTTGTCTGACGATCAAGGGCCTGGACTATATATAAAGGGGCAAGATAAAACCTTATCTGTAAGCGTGAGGAACTATACTTTTGAGAACTCAGTCGGCGGGCGAGGTAAGACCAACGAGTTTATGAAGGTTGGTCTGTATAAAGGCTCAACGCTTTACTTATCTTTTGTGATCTCGACAAGGAAGAATAAGTCCCGGGTGTTGACATACACTTTCGCAACGATGCCAAAGCCAGAGGGGCAGGTTGAAGGTGACGTAGATGATTAAGGATGATGGCGACGATCATGTTGATACAATCGAGGTGAAACCTAAAACCCAAAATAGGGTGGATACACTCGAAAAAGTTGAGAAGCAGAATAAGCGCTCTTGGATATCATCGTTGATGATGTCTCCATTCTCCGCTGTTATAGGTAAAGGCGACGAAGCTAAAGACTCTGTTGTCTGGTATGTCATCACTAGAGTACTTCGATTAGCTACAGCGGTACTATTATTTTTCTTTGGTGTTGATCTGTATTACCACCAAGGACAGAACCTCATGAATATTCTTAAGGAGGCTTGGAATGTCTTTGTTCCGATTATCACATTAGCGATGGGCTACCTTTTCGGTAAGCAAAATAAGATATCTAACGGAGATTAAATGTCAGAGAGACAACTCTTTCTGGGATTCTCGCACCCAAATACATGCACTATTATGGGCTTCTATTCGGTCGGCGATGACGTTGGCGCGTTGGCCCGCGGTTGGTGGGGCATACATGCCGAATCGGCTAATACTTCCACCGTTCACAGCCGCGTTCGTGCTATCGGCTGACGCGAAGGGTAGGCTTTGGAAGATCGCAGGGTCTAGCATCCGAAGGCCGTGGAGGCGACATACTGGTCGGCCTTGGTCATCGCAGATCGCCTCCATCGCTGAACCTATCCGCTTCCACCAGGCCGCAGTTCCTGGGTGCGCCCACTGGCCCGAACTGCCGATCGCGACTGTCGGCCAACCGGCGGCTAGGCACTGCAGCCTTTCTAGCGATTCGTGCAGGTGCCAGACCGGCACGCCGCGCAATTCTCTGGGCCAGGCTTCCAGAAGCGTATCGTTGGCCGCCTCGTCTCCGTCAATTACATCCGGGATGAGTGCCCAGTCGAAACCGGGATGTCGGTGCCATTGCTCAACCCAGGCGATGTAGCCGTCAACATCCAGCTTTCCGCCTTTCTTCCACACCGAAAACGCGCCGTTGTCGAACACGAACGACTGGCAGACATGCGCAACGATGGCTATGTCGTCCTGGCGCGGGAATGGAACCAGGGCATGTCGGCCGGCAAGGAACCGGGCGCCGTCCTGGCGGGTGCCACCGACTGGAGTGCCGTGGTATGCAATCATCCGCTAAACCTCACTGTTTCGATTTCAACACCCTGGTGGGTGGCGATGATGGTTTGATCGCCGCCCAAGGATTCAGACAGGCTGTCGGCTATCTGTTCGTGCCAGCCTTTTTTAATCAACGCGGTGGCTGCCCGAATATGCTCGACATGGATCATTGACAAGGATTTCAACTCAAGGCGATAAACAATGGTTTCGCCGTCGGACGGGCAGACCGCGGCGAACGTGTGTCGATATGTGTTCATAGGGGATCCTCGCCAAGATGGCGTTTAGCTTTCGCTAAGGTTAGGGTTGGGTCCGGTCGGTTTATGCAGACCATAAGCAAATTACGATTTTGTTGGAGATATCGAATGTTCGAAGCTGTAGATGTGAAGCAAGAAGTGGTGAACCTTCCCGGTCAACAACTCCTGACCTTCGGAAACAGCATCATTAATCTTGGTGATGTCTCTGAGATTTTGAGAGACCCACAAGCACCAAATTACAAGATTGTGTTCATTTTCAAGAGCGGAAGGGAACGAGAGTACAGCTACGATACAAGGGCTGAGCACTCTTGGGCTCTGCGTTGGTTGGATCATTGCATCGAAAAGAATCTACTGCGTCTGGAGCTCACTTCAGAGTGTTTTGCAAAATGGGATAGGTACCGACTCGATGAAGTTAATCTCCTGTCTAAGCAGCGGACTTAAGCCGCGCCGATTTCCAAGGATCATTGGCTTGGGCCAGGGCAGCCATCGGCGGCGGGCTGACACTGTTGCCGCACATGTGCACCTGCTGGGTGACGGTGAAGGCCTTGCCGTCGGCGCCGTGCGTGATGTGGTAGTTCGCTGGAAAGCCCTGGGCCTTGTACAGCTCCGCTGGCTTGAGCATCCGCAGGCAGATGTCGACGATCACGTAGGGCGTGCCTTGAACCATCACCGTGACCAGTGCCAGGCGGTCCTTGGTGGTGATCGTCGGCGCCGGCGCATCGCAGGCGCTGACGTTCTCAGTGCCGTAGTAGCTGATCAGAAAGGCGGCAACGCGCAGGGCTCCCGCTTCGTGTTCTGGCGACAGGGTGAGCGACACTAGTGAACTCTTGCCGCCACCACCAGCAGTAATGGTCGGCGCCGGCTCTTCCAGGCCCTGGCCCACGCTTCCACCAAATGCCCGCTCCATGAACGCGCTGACCAGGCCGTGGTGCTGGCCACCGGCGCTGATGGTGTGCAGCGGGTCATTCGCGTCCCGCGCATCGCAGTTGCCGCGCATGTGCACCAGGTGCGCCGTGGCCAGTTGCTGCTGGCTGCCGGTATTGGTCACCGTGGTCATTGGGTCGCGGATGTCCTTGGCGTGCACGGTGTTGAATCCGCCGTTCGCCTGGATCATCACCGCGCTGCTGACGGATTGACCGCCGCCGCTGGCAGTGATGGTGCCCACCGGGCCGCAGATGTCGTTCACTCCATGGGAGCGGCGCTTGGTTGCGCCGGAACCCTCGCCGTGCCCGGCCTGGACGATGCAGGCCGAAGCCAGTGCGTGCTTCACCCCGCCGGCGACAACCGTGCCCAGGGGTTGATCAACGCCCGGTACCCGTGGCTCTTGCCCTGGCCGTTCGCCATAGCCCGACTGAATCAGCGTGGGACTGATCAGCGTCAGCTCACCGCGATTCGCGCAGGTCACCGTCGGCAGTGGTTCGAGCGGGTCGTTGATCCGGTCGCTGCCCTGGTGCGTTGCCGGTGCAATCACTGGGCTGACCACCGAGAAGGCTCCGCCCTTGGGGTAGGACGTGATCGTGCGCAGAGGCTCGCCAGCGGACTGCACCGACTCGCCCGACCAGTTCGCAATCGGAACGATGAACGGCGCCGGGCTGTCGATGACAAATTTCTTCATGCCCTTGGCGACACGGCGCAGGGTGGCGTCTGCCAGGTCCTTCTTGCGGCCGAAGATGCTTTTGCCCAGGTCAGTGAAGTCTATGCAGTCAGCGGCGGTCTTCCACTTCTGCTGACCCTTGTCCGGGGTCTTCGCATGGGTCGGCTCAGGCCATACCACCGGCCGGCCATCGCACCGGGCAATCATGAACAGGCGCTCCCGGCTGGTCGGCGCGCCGAAGTCGCACGCTTTGATCACCTTCCACTCCACCACATAGCCCATGCCTTCCAGCAGAGCCACGAAACGGCGCCAGGTGCGGCCGCGGTGTTTCGGGTCCGGCACCAGAAATTGGTTGGACACCGGCACCTTTTCGCCAGGCGCTGCCACCCGGTTGGTGGTTTTCATTTTCTTGGTTGGGTGCGGCACCTGGTCAAGGGTCACCACCCGGCCGGTGGCCTTGTCGCGCTTGGCGATCAACCGGCCCCATTGCAGGATCTGTTTCACGTTCTCTAGGCTGATCACCCGGGGCCGCTTCTTTCCTCCCCACTTGAGCCCGATCCACGAAAGGTTGCGGATCTCGCGCTTGCGCGGTTGGCCGCCGGCCGCCTGGCTGTGATGCGTGCAGTCCGGTGACATGTGGAACCAGCCGACGGCCTTGCCACCGCACTCGGTGTCGGGATCACCCTCGAACACGTCGGTGGTGAAGTGCTGGGCGCCCGGGTGATTAACGGTGTGCATGCTGATCGCCTGAGGGCTGTGGTTCTTCGCCACGTTCACCGCGCGGCCCAGGCCCATTTCCAGGCCGGTACCGGCGCCGCCACCGCCACAGAAGAAGTCGACAACGATCTCATCGTCCTGAGGGTTGAAGCCGAGTCCGTATTGGGTTTTGAAATCGAATGGGTGTTTCTTCTGTTGTGCGGACATAGGGGATCCTCGCCGGCTGGCGTGATTCGTTGATATGGGGTATTACGGGTCACCGGCATGGAGCCGGCTCAAGGAGAATCAGATGGTGAAGTACCACGAGATGCGAGATGACGAATTCACGCCCAAATGCCCAAAATGCGGTTATGCGGCATTTGTTGCAGTGAACAACGCCTATGTTCATCGAACGAGCTTCGCTATACCGATGATCGTTTGCGCTAATTTGGAATGTCAGGCGGTTTTAGGAGTACTTCCCAAGGAAGCTGTCTGGCCCGATTAGCGTTACCGTTCAGCTGTTAATGGATGCCACAACGCCAGTTGATTCGTACTCTCTGGCGATATCCAAAACAGAAGGGACAGATCATGAGTAGTCGTCAACTTGAAGACGCACAGGAATATCGCCGTAATCAGATTCTTGGTGACCACATTGGCCTTACCGCGGAGGAAGTTGGTGAGTACGTCACCGACATCCAGGAACAGGACAATGGCACAGGCCTCGTGATTTACGTTTCTATCGCCACTCCTGCTGAAGTCCGGGCAAGAATCGATGGTCTGGAAGACAACCTTTATCTACACACCGGCCCGATTGATTTCGACGAAGATAGC